CTCGTGGTCTACAATATGCCATGAAAGTTAATAAGTACTTCGTTGATCAATTCATAGCTGATGGCGATATTACCCTATTTGATCCTCGTGATGTGCCTGAACTGCTCGGTAAGTTCGGTGATGAGTTCCTTACAATCTACAAACAGTATGAACAGAAAGCTTCAGTTCGTAAGAAGACCATTAAAGCTCGTGAACTTTGGGAGAAATTGTTTAAAGAACGCTCTGAAACTGGTAATATCTACCTAATGCATGAAGAGAACGTAAATGAACAAACCATGCTGAACCGTTACATTGGTTCCTCTAACCTCTGTACTGAAATTGTTCTTCCATCTCGTGCAAGTAAAGCACTTAACGAAGAACTGGTAACTATGGAAGAAGGTGAACGACGTATCATCAAACGCTACACTGCTGGTGAGATTGCTCTATGTAACCTTTCATCTTTGAATGCTGAGAAATGGTTCTACATGGATGAAGAACAGAAGTGGCAAACAGTTCGCACAATGGTCCGTGGTCTTGATAACACAGTTGATGTTGCTAATTACCCAGTTAAAGAAGGTAAGAACTCTAATCTAATGTATCGTTATCTAGGCATCGGCATCCTGAATCAGACTAACTACCTAGCTCTGAAAGAAATTGTAGTTGATACTCAGGCTTCTGCAGAAGAACAGGATCGTCTATGGGATGAATTGTCATATATGATCATTTCTGTATCAGTAGAGCTATCTATTGAGAAAGGTAAATTCCCTATGTTCCATGAAACAGAATGGGCTAAAGGTATTCTACCGATTCATAAAGCTAATAAGAATGCTTTCAGTCTTACAGAATATGAAATCGACTGGAATAAATGGAACGATCTTGCAGAAAGAGTTCGTAAGTACGGTATTCGTAATGCTCAACTTATGGCTATTGCTCCAACGGCTACAAGTGGTAAAGCTGTAAACAGTATCGAATCAACTGAACCGGTACATGATTTCTTCTACAAAGAGGAGGGCACAATGACTATTCCAACAGTTGTTCCTAACTTCCGTAAGAACAATGCTTACTACAAGCGTTCATTTGACTGTGATCAGATTGGACTACTTAAGTGTGCTGCCGTCCGTCAGAAATGGATTGACCAGGCTCAATCAGTGAACGTTTATATTACTAAACCTGATTCATTGATGGAGATGTCTAAACTTCATGTTTATGGTTTCCACTACGGAATGAAAACATTCTACTATCTGAAACAGCAAAAAGCTGGTAATGATTACGTTTGTGAGAGTTGCACCTAAGGTGCAACTTTTATTTACTTTTAACTAAAGGAAGGATATAATGAGTTTAATTACTGAAGTAAAGAAAGTTAGTCAAGGTAGATATATGATCAATGATGCTGTGGTAATCTATAATTTAGATTTTACAGATCTAGGGGTTACCTACAGCATCGATTGGGATGAAGATATGTTATCTGAAGATGAAGCAGGGGCTCTTGCTGATGCATTTATTAACGAAGCAATCGAAAAAAGTTCAAATTAGTTCAAATTAGTTCAAATTAGTTGTTTACTTTTAGCTTAGTTGTGATAGAATGGTAACATAAATTGATGGAAGGAATGAAACTATGACAGATTTTTCTAAAAACACTAAAGCTGAACTTCTTGCTTATGCAGCAGGTATAATTGTAGTTGCTCTTATTTTTGGTGGACTTAGTGCCTGGTTTGCTAACTGGATTTTCTCAATGATTATTGATTGGCCGGTTACTTGGAAAAACTGGGCAATTACCTGGGGTGTAATGATTATCATTCGTATGGTTCTACCAAAATCATCGAAATAACTTAAATTAGTTGTTTACTTTTAACCAACTTTATAATAGAATAGACTTATAAATTGAAGGAATCACAAATGTTTTTATCTACTAAATATGTACTTGCCAACGAACTTGTCCAGAAAATGGGCATCCACATTGCTAATATCTCTGTAATAGCTAAAGAACTTGAAGATAATGATTACGGTCATATCATCAAAATGAATAACTGTAACTTTGTCCGTAAAGACTCACGTCATATGCCTCACAACATCCAGGTAGGTCTTTTGACTAACCAGTTCACAGACATATCTGACAAATTACCATGCACTTGGGTCAAGGATGAGTACGAGATGTCTGAAAAGGAACTTCTCAAGGGTGACATGATCTATGGTAAGGTTAAGATTGCTGGCAAGAACTTCTATCATTTTAAGCCAGAGTTCGTTAAGAAAATGAAGCGTAAGATTGGTTATGTTCTTAATGAACAGGAAACAATGGAATGTTTTAATAAAGGTCAAATTGACGGTTACACTCAGATTAACAAAGACAAATACTTCACTTGGTACTAATATGACTATTGTATCTGATCCGGATTATGATTACTATTGTCAAATCATTGACGAGGCTAATATGAAAACAATTACAGTTTACAGAAAGGTTTATGAAGAAGTAGTTCGTGTATATTCTAGTGAAATTAAAGTTCCAAACGACTTTGATATAGATGATATGCGTTATGAAGAGGCTTCAGAGTTCTGGGCAGATCATTGTGAAGAAGGTTGTGAACTTCTTAAAGAAAAAGTTATGAACAACGATGAGGAATATTATGCCGAATAAATGGGATGAGCGATATCTACAGATTGCTAAAGATGTAGCAGCTTGGTCTAAAGATCCCCGCAGACAAATTGGTGCTGTGATCGTAGGAGAAATTGGTCAAGTAGTAGCTCAAGGTTATAATGGCTTCCCTCGAGGAATTGATGATTCCGACGAACGCTATCAAGACCGAGACACAAAACGTGCTCTAGTTGTACATGCTGAGGCAAATGCAATATATAATGCACTACATAATGGAGCTTCAACAAAGGATTGCTCAATATATGTAACCGGACTCCCAGTATGCCACGAATGTGCTAAAGCTATTATTCAGAGTGGTATTAAGAAAGTTGTTATGGATACACACCCAAGCTTTGATCCACGTTGGCAGGATTCTGCTAAATTGTCATTAGATATGTTTACTGAAGCTGGTGTGAAATTTGAATTTATAGGAGAGATTAATGGCTGAAATTGCTATCGATTATGATAATACATACAGTTCTTTTAAAGAAGAAATTGATGTCTTTATCAAAGCACTAAAGAAGAATGGACATTCAGTCCATCTTGTAACTGCTCGTAATGAATTAGCAGAACCAATTGATGAAGATTTATCTATGTTTGATCACGTATTCTATACAGATGGAAAAGCTAAAGCTTCAGTGGTTCGAGCAGATTTGTTCTTGGATGATTCACCAGTTACACTATGTTGCGACTTTGTGCCTGGGGCACCTCATGCTGAACCAAGTCGAGCATTACACCAAGGATATAAGGATACACATATTTTGTGGAACTTCGAGGAGGGTAAATTTGTTTCGTATATCTCTAAACAGTTTAACCCTAATCATGTAAAAGGAAAGAAATAATGCAAATAATTCTAGTAAATGGAAAGAAAAGATCAGGCAAGGACTATTTTGCTACACAGTTACAAGAAGAACTAGATAATCAGGGTTACTCATCAGAGATTATGTCTTTTGCTGACCCTTTGAAATTGATTATTGCTGATACATTCGGAATCAGTACTGAAGAATTGGATAATTACAAGAACAAATCTGTACCAGTTGGTATTATAGATTACGGGTATGATGCTGATTCATGTACAAAAATTTCTGATTTTCGTCTAATTCTACAAAGATTCGGAACAGAAGCAATGAAACCTTGGTTCGGAGAGGATGTTTGGGTTACACTATTACTCGAACGCGCACGTGACCTTGACGTTGACTTTGTGATTGTCCCAGATTTCAGATTTAACATTGAGGCTGTTGATGGAAGTATCACAGTCAAAATTAGAAATGATGATGTAGAGAAAAATAGTACCGATGATCATGCTTCAGAAAACGAATTAAATGATTTTACGTTTGACTATATCATCGATAATACCGGTTATAAAGATCTTACCGATGATATTGAACAATTCGTTACACAGATAGTGTAGGTACTGATTGAGTACCTTTGAATATCTTGTAATAATCAAATTGGAGGTCGATACTTAAAGTATATTCAGTAATGTCATCTTGAGTATCTAATTGGATGTCACCGATGGTTTCAATACGGCAGTTGTAGAATTCAATTTTAAAAAGATTCTTACCTTTGCTGTTTGTTACCTCGACCCAGAAATCGAATGTATTATCTGCGAATGTGCCTGATTCTACATTAATGTTCTTATGGATGTGATCCATGAACTCGTGATAGATGCCAAAATCTTCATCGATAAGCATCTCAAATGATAAACCATTATACTTTAATGTATCGCCTGCAGCACTCAGAGCAGTACCAATTCTATTACCCATTTCCGGGTAACTGAATGAAATACCTGGGATATTTACTGTAGTTAAGTAAAATGGTAACAACGGGAATGCATCTGACCCAGCAGTATAATTTGTTTTCTGTGCTAAGTTATTATAATTCATTCTTACCTCGGAAAATTAAATTAGCCTTTGATATAATATTTATATTCAAAAACCAATAAAGGGAACAACATGAACTTAGAAGAAAAACTTGCTAAGCCTAAGAAGCAAAAGCACAATTACACAAGTGAATTAGAGTTGAAATCTTTATTGATTCGTATCAAAAATAAACGAGCAGATCTAGGTATCGAACGAGATAATACAAAGATCAATAAGTATATTAAGTGGCATACAAAAATCAATAATAAAAAGTACGATTCACCAACAAAAAGAAACATTACTAAAACTAAACTAAAAGAAAGTATCGTCAGACTATCAGAGCAAACTTGTATCGATGAAGGTTCATATGAACGCTTCGGTGAAATTATTCTACTAATGATTAAGAACATCCTGAAGAAACCACAATTCAGTGGATACACATATAAAGATGACTTCTATTCTGATGCAGTTTATAAGATTCTTAAGTACTTACATAACTTTAATCATAAACTAGTATCTGAACGTACAGGTCAAGCAGTTAATGCATTTGCATATATCTCTCAGATTATTCATAACAGTATTCTTTTTATTATTAACTCTAAGAAAAAAGATCTTGAGAATCTTCGTAAACAGATCTCTATGGAACTTCTGAACAATGAATTACAACCTAAAAATGGTGAATTCCATGTCTGGGATGATCGAGGTATGGATCCAGTAGTAGTTGATGAAAGTCTTATTGTTGAAACTATCAAACTTAAGAAAATTAATGGCTCTTTAGCAGAAGAAATCAGCAAACTTACTGATGAGGTTGAAAAAGTAGATAGACTTGATCTGTACTATCCTAAAGATTACATTATTACTATGGATGAATATAATGAACTAAGTCCAATGCTTAAAGGTAAAATTAGCATTATGAGGTCCAAGGAATGACATATACAGAAGATGAATACCCATTCTTAGTCAATGAGGTAATGAAACATATTAGTGCAATTAAAAAGGATGATCCAACGATTGCATTACTTGATATAATCTATGATTACTGTTTTAAAAACGGTATAGCAGTTGAACTTGTTGGTGATGCTATTGCTTCAGATGTTTACTTTAAGTCATTCATCGAAAAGGATTGCCAACTGCACAGAATTCTACCAGGCCTTGAAGAACAATCGCTTGATGAATGGTAAAACTTCCGATAAATAAATCAAAAAGGAGAGAAATATGAACTTTAGAGATTATCTAAAACAAGGTGAACAACCTGAAACTCCTGCTATCCCTCAGGATGCAGAAGCTCAGGAAACGTTCGAAGAAACGCCTGAAGCACCCGAAACAGATTCAGAAGACTCAGACGAATCAGAAGACTAATTGTACGGTTCTATATCGTACTGCTCAAATAAATCTCGGAGCCCTACAGTCAATTTTCCTGACTTAGGGTACTCTGGGAATTTTTTCCTACCCTCATAAACCTTCTTAAGCTTATTATAATTCCTCTTACTTACAGTAGGTTCTTTAGGCTTCTCAGAAGGATGAATAATATCATATGTCCCGCATTCATAGTATCCTATTAAAGCTTTCAGTATCTCAATACGATCCTGAACATCCCCAGGTTGCATGAAACGAGTCATATTATTCCAAATCTTACCTTCCAGAACATTACAACGACGACAAAGGACACCTCGAATTAACCCTGCACCATCTGGTCCACAAGGATCTGATTTCTTTTTATGTTGGTGATCTAATGATACTCCTGTGGCTTCAGTAATTTCATCACCACACCATGCACAGAGTCCATCTTGCTTTGCTAGAATTTCTTCTCGAACCTCTGTAACCTCAGAAGCCTTCAACTGTCTTAATTCCATATCCATCCTTATGTTTACTTTTATTTATCTGGATGGACCCAACCGCGAAAAAGTGTGAAAAAAAATGCAAAAAAGTGTAAAAAAAATGTGTTCTACGTGTTTACTTTTACTATAGTTGTGATAGAATGGTACCATAAATTAATGAAACAAGGAATACAAAATGCCTTATAAACTTACATACACGTACTACACTGGTTACGGTAAAACTGGTTCTAAAAAGGTTTCATACGACTGTCCAAATCGCAAAGAAGTGGATCAACTGATTACTGAAATCTCTCGTCTAGCTCTTAAACGTGATTTTGTTGAAGTTGAATTGAACGGTCAACTTGTGGATTTTAAACAATTTTAAGGATATTTGACATGCTTACTTCTAAATTCTTTGTTAAACATGTAGATGGTTCAACCCCAATGTCTGATGAGCCTTATGTATCGCAGCCATATGAATTGTTTGATTCTTATGGTTATACTACTCGTGAATCTGCTATGGCTGATATCCGGTTGGTTCTTGAGAAACAAGCTAAGGAACACAAGAAATTTTATGAATCTGATTACTATGTTTCTTGCAAACAAGGTTATGTAATTGTTGAACAATTTGGCTGGGAGTAATAAGTGATGGATAACATTGAACTTAATGGTTACGAATGGGGTTTGATCGAAGATGCACTAGAGTTTGCTGCTAGCGCAAAAGACAATTTCGAGCTGGAACAACTCTATTGGAAAGTTCAACGGGCTCGAGTTGCGCAAGAAGATTCGGATTGGAACAAAGAAGCTTTTAACCGATACGGTGAATAGCAAGATATATTTTTATAATAAAATATTATAGCAGAAATGTTTACATTTAATTGGTCATTTGATAGAATAGCTATATTAAATCAAACAAGGAATTACGTTATGACTTACTACGAAATGATGAATGAAAAACGCCGTTCACTGGTACTGCGTATCAACTACCTTCTTCGTATGAATGATAACATCATTGATGATGAGATTCAGAAGTTGATGGATGAGTACAAAGTCGTCCGTACTGAAACTACCAATGCTTATGCTGAGGAAACTCGTTATGTCTAAACGTAAAATGATTGAAGTTGAATACACT